ACACCTATTAAGTCGTCGGCAGCGTCAGATGTGTATAAGAGACAGTATCTGCACAGCGTGATATAATCAAAGAGAAAAAAGTACTCGAAAGCAAGACATATTCTTCAGCAATAAAAGCAGAAGAAAAGAAAATCTATAAAGACAATGTAGAAACGGCAGTGCTTTTTGACATCCGAGGAAATGTATTATTCCGCGAAAGTAGCGGAGCTTCAAATTATGTTAATTTTTCAAAAGAACAGTTAAGTAGAATGAAAGGTGCTACATTGACACATAACCATCCATCAAGTAGTACTTTTAGTCCTGCGGATGTATCTATTATAACAGAACAAGGACTTAACGTTATTAGAGCAACAGGCACATCAAAAACGTATCAATTGAAAAAGTTGAATGGAACAGAAGTGAACCATGACTTTTCAATTGATTACGAAAAAGCGATGAGTGATAATAAAAAAATAACAGACAAGGACTTCCATAAGTATGAGAAAGAGTACAAACGAGGAAAATTAAGTCCATTAGAATATCAGGAGAAAATCAATGCACTAAATAAAAAATGGAATGATTTGAATAGTGAATGGCTCAAAAAGAACTCAAAAAACTATGGTTATAGATACAGCGTGATTGAAAGGAGGAAGTAGAATGCCAAAAACAGAGGACGGAGGGTTCATTTTAGATGATAGTGGAATGTGCCCTTACAGTGTTGATAATCAATCTAAAAAAGAAGATGTAGAGAAAGAAGAAAAAGAAAAGTAATACCACCCATTCTTCGGAGTGAGTGGTATTTTTATACCCATTTTTAAGAAAGGAAAGGTGAAAAGTTATGATGAAAGCAATGTCAAGCCAGCCAATGGCAGGAAAAACAGATGAGGAGATTGTTGCAACCAGAGAAAAAGCTATTAAAGTATTACAAGAAAAGGGTTACGAAATTGTAAATACCCTGTTTACAGACGAATGGTATAGTCAGGAGAAGATGCAAGAGCGTGGTGTAGTACAGATTCCACTATGCTTTTTGGCTAAGTCTTTGGAGAATATGTCTTTGTGTCATGCGGCATATTTCTGCAAGGGCTGGGAAAACGCAAGAGGATGTCGCATTGAGCATGATGCAGCAGTTGCCTATGGGCTGGATGTGATTTATGAAGAATGAAAAGATATAAAATAACCAAAGATGCGGATATGCTGGCACCATACTGGTTGGCAGACCGTATAAACTATAAAACAGTAAAATTTCTGTACGTCATCCGTGACGGAGCAGAGATATTGAAAGGGGTGAAGATAAATGACCAGACAGCCAAAATCGGTGATGTGGTTTGCTTTGATGGTAAGCGGTTATCTGTAGAAAGGCGGTGATCCAGTTATCTCCCATTGAGACGCAGGGTGAAGCGTCTTATTTTTATGCAGTTTGGTCGGTTGATCAGACCTTAAACAGTCGATTCGTGGCGGATGGTTACACGCCTTAAATAACCTAATACGAAAGGAGAAGCAACATGAAAACAGAATTTTTAAAAGGACTTGGATTGGAACAGGATGTTATTGACAAGATTATGGCTGAGAATGGGAAAGACATTGCCGCTGAAAAGGCAAAGACTACCAAAGCCGAAAGGGAACGTGACAACTTCAAAGACCAGCTTGCGACAGCAACAGAGTCTTTAGAAAAGTTTAAGGACGTAGACCCAGCAGCTATGCAGGATGAGATTAACAAGCTCACTCAGCAGTTAAAGGACAAGGATGTGGAATATGCTGCCAAAGAAGCAGACCGTATTTTCTCCGATACAATCAAAGAAGCCATCAAGACAGCCGGAGGAAGAAACGAAAAAGCAGTAATGGCTATGCTTGATATGGATGCCCTGAAAGCATCTAAAAACCAGTCTGAGGACATTAAGAAAGCATTGGAAACCGTAAAGGAATCTGATGCTTATTTATTTGGTTCTGATGAGCCATTTAAAAATCCGGTGGGAGCAACCGGTGGCAGCGTTGATGTGGGCGGAGATAATATGTCTGCAATCAGGGCAGCTATGGGGCTTCCGGCAGAAAAACAGTAAATAATTTTAGAAAGAACGAGGTAAGAATATGCCAAACAATATTGCATTAAGAAAAGAATATTTATCTAACTTACTTGACCAGGTATATAAACTGGCATCCCTTACAGCGGTTTTGGACGGACCGAATGAGCTTGTGAAAGAGGGAGCAAACGCAAACGAGATTCTGATTCCAAAAATGACCATGCAGGGACTTGCTGATTACAATAAGCAGACCGGCTATGTTGCGGGAGATGTTACTCTGGAATACGAAACAAAGAAATGCGGCTATGATCGTGGAAGAATGTTCACCATTGACGCAGTGGATAACATTGAGACTGCAGGCGTAGCGTTTGGAAGACTGTCCGGAGAATTCCTTCGTACAAAGGTAGTACCTGAGTTGGATGCTTACAGACTTGCGGGGTATGCATCTATTCCCGGTGTGGCAACAGTGGCAGCAGCTCTTGAAAACGGAAAAGCAGCCTTGGCAGCCCTTAGAGCAGCAAGAAGTAAAATTGAAAATGCAGAGGCTAACCTTGCCACCTGTTATCTGTTTATTAATCCGACCGCACTCGGAATGATTGAAGACTTGGATACTACAGCTTCCAAGAAAGCAATTGAAGGTTTTGCTGGTATCGTCAAAGTGCCAGAAGGAAGATTTTATTCCAAAGTCGACCTGAATGCCAATGGTGAAGGTGGATTTAAGAAAAATACAGCAGGCAAAGCAATTAATTTCATGATTGTAGATAAACAGACTGCTATTCAGTACCAGAAACATACAGTTACAAAAATTATTACACCAGAAGCTAATCAGGATGCAGATGCGTGGAAATTTGGATACAGAACTGTTGGTATCGTAGAAGCATACGACAACAAGAAAGATGGTATCTACGTTCACACAGTAGCAGAATAAGGAGAAAACTATGCAGGTAGGGTATGAATTTTATGTAGATTCCTATGGTGGCACGAATTTCTCTGAAAGAGACTGGAAAAGGATTTCCCAAAAGGCGTACCAGAGACTGAAACATTTTACCTTTGGCAACCTTCCCGACAATTGGGAAGGAGAGCCATGGGAGAACCAGGCGAAGTGTGCAGTGTGCGAAATGGCAGAATTCCTTCTCTTGCAGGAGAAAAGGCAAGGGAAAGCATCTGAGAGCACAGATGGCTATTCTGTTAGCTATGAAACAGATCAGGAGCAGGACGGAAAATTATATGAAATTGCCTATGTGTATCTCGGCCACACAGGAATGATGGATTTTGGAGTTGATGCAGGATGCTGACGAATACGGATATTACAGTTTTTCACCGGGTATATGACCCTAAGACCAGATTAGATTCCTGGAAGATGACTTACCTCCCTGAGGCATGGTGGTTTAAAAAGGAGCAGTCTACCATTACTACAGATGGAAGGAAGAATGCAGATGTATATACCGTTCGTATTCCAAACACCAATATCGCACTTGAAAAAGACGATTATGTTGCGAAAGGGATATGCAGAGTAGGGATACAGACTGTGAAGGACCTGGAAGGGTTAGAAAAAGTAAGAATCACATCCGTAAATTACAATACCTTTGGAGGAAATCCACACATAAAGGCGGTGGGCGTGTAATGGGGAAAGGGAAGAAGAAGTTTGTAGTTGAGACACCGAGAGGGGCAATCTATACACAAACATCAAGCGGGGGAAACGTTACTGCAAAACTTGAATGGAATCAGGGATTCGCACCATCTATGGAAAAAGGGTTCTCAAAAGCCCAAGAATTCGTAGATTCCGAATGTATCCGCCGTATGAATCCAGAGACACCAAGAAGAACAGGTGCATTGATTAAATCCGCCACACTTGGCACCGTAATCGGCTCCGGGGAAATTAATCAGATTGCCCCATATGCCCGCCGGCAATACTATGAGCACAAAGAAAAATCGTACTGGTTTGAACGGATGAAGAACCGACACAAGGATTCTATTCTGAAAGGAGCTGCACAGTATGTCAAATCTCATTAATAGCATCAGGGATTATATTCTTACCTGTCCTTTTCTTTCTGATTGGAGAGTAAACGTAGATTACCTAGGGACTGGTATGGAATATTCTATAGACCCGCTTCCATGCGACCCAGTTCTGCAAAGATATACAGACGGTGGTGCAAAGAAACAATTTCAGTTTGCCTTTACCAGCCGAGAAGAATATGACCAGGATGCCAGGATTAATATTGAAAACAGCGGATTCTATCAAGAGTTTGAAGAATGGCTGGAAACACAAGATATGGCAGGAATACTGCCGGAATTGGGAGAAAATAAAATCCCGATTAAAGTAGAAACATTAAACAGCGGCTATCTATATGATGTGGATGGAGAAAAGGCCAGATATCGTATAGAGTGCCGCTTAATTTATAGACAGGAGGTTTAAATTATGGCAGGAGAAAAAGAAGTGTTAGTAAAACGCTCGCAAAAGGTAGCATATATGAATACTGCAGGTGCAGAAGGCCCAGCTGGCTTTGAGCGTATGACAGGTTTTACTTCGTTGACAAATGCAAAAAATCCAAAGGAATATTCCCGTCAATACGTTGATATGGATACAGAAACAACGGATGTGGTAGGATATGCTCCATCAAAAGATTATTCATTTGATAGATATTCTCATAATCCGGTTCATGAAAAACTTGCAAAAGTTCATGATGAAGAGTTGCTTGGAGAAGATACTCATGTAGAAATTGTTACGGTTGATTTGTTTAAAAAATCAGCTACCGGAGAAAAATACCATGCAGTCAAACGCACTTATGCGGTAGTTCCTGATTCTGATGGAGATGGAACAGACGCATTGATTTATAGTGGTTCTTTTAAAGCAGTATCAGGAATCACAGTCGGATATGCAACTTTTTCTGATGGAAACCTTAAAAAGGCAACTTTTACAGAAGGAGCTTATGACGGAGAGTAAGATAAGGAGATGAGCCTATGAGCCTTTGGAAATGGAATGACGTAGAATTGGAAGTTGACTTTGAAGATGCCGATTTCCAGGAGAGGTACGAAAAAGCCTTTGATAAACTGGAAGGAATCGAAAAGGAATTACAGAAAACTGGGAAATTATCGGAAATTACAAAGAAGTATTGTGAAATGTTCTGGGGGTTGTACGACGATATCTTTGGAGAAGGAACAGCGAAGGAATTGTTTCATGGAAAGAAGAATTCCGGGGTATGTGAAGAATGTTACGATTCTTTTATTGCTTTTTGCACTGAACAGGTGAAAGAAATCAACAAAAAACGAAACTCCAGATTTTCAAAATACAAAGTAAAGAAGTGATTGCATGAATCTGTTTTATGAAAGCTTTCCAGACAGCATAAATGTATCTGGGAAAGAAATTCGTATTGTTACAGATTTTCGGGAATACATAAAGCTTCTTGACATGTTAAAGGATGATGAATTATCTGAACGGGATAAAGTTTACATTTTATGCGAATACTTCCTTGATGATGTTCCTGATCTCAAAGAAGCTGTTGAGCAACTTTGCTTGTTTGTATCCATGAAAGAAGAAAAGAATAAGGAAGAATCAGAGAGCGGAGAGCCGGACAGATGCAAACCGCTCTTTTCTTATTCGATAGATTTTCCATATATTCTTTCTGGATTCCTAAGGGACTATCGTATTGATTTATGTGAAATAAAATACATGCATTGGTGGAAATTCCGAATGTTATTTGATGGTCTTTCTGAGGATACAGAGATAAAACAGAGGATTATGTATCGGTCAATTAATTTGAATACAGTAAAAGACAAAGAAGAACGGAAGAGGATAAGAAAAATACAAAGTGCTATTCAACTTCCGGAAGAAATGCTGTCTGATTATGAAATTGGAGAGATATTTGCGTGAGAAAATTTGAAAAACCGCCTTTAGAAAGAAAGTGGTTCCGATGTAAATATTGCGGAGCTAAGCTTGCAATTTATGATAATACGGCACGTCTTGAAGGAGGTATTTATATCAAGTGCCGTATGTGTAAAAAAGAAAATGAAATAAAGAAATAAACACCGAAGTGAGCCTGTGAGCCTGTGTTTATCCAAGAAAGAAGGGATAAGTATGGGTTATGATGGTTCATTAAAATTTGATACTGAGATTTCTGAAAAAGGATTTAATTCCGGAGTAAAAAAGCTTGGCAGTATTGCGAAAGGTGGTCTTGCTGTAATTGGTGGGGCTGCTACTGGTGTTGCAACCGCTTTCGGTGTGATGACAAAGAAAGCGTTAGATTCCTATGCAAGTCTTGAGCAGAATATAGGTGGCGTAGAGACGCTGTTTAAGAACAGTTCTCAGAGTGTCATTGACAATGCGAAAAGAGCGTATAAGGCAGCCGGTCTTTCTGCAAACGCCTATATGGAGACCGTTACAAGCTTTTCAGCGTCATTATTGCAATCTCTTGGAAATGACACAAAGAAAGCTGCTGAGTATGCCGACAGTGCCATTATAGATATGTCTGATAATGCAAACAAGATGGGAACATCCATGGAACTTATCCAGAATGCGTATCAGGGATTTGCAAAACAGAACTATAGTATGCTTGACAACTTGAAGCTTGGATATGGTGGAACTTCATCAGAGATGTACAGGCTTTTACAGGATGCTGCAAAACTAAATGAAGAGTTTGCAAACACCGCCCAATTTTCAATGGACTCTAAGGGGCATTTGGAAGCGAATTTTGCAGACATTACAAAAGCAATTCATATTGTTCAGACTGAGATGGGCATAACTGGAACAACAGCGCAAGAAGCTTCTGAAACCATATCCGGCTCAGTTTCTGCAATGAAGGGCGCCTTTGATAACTTCCTGAACGGAACTGGTTCACCGAAGGAACTGGCGGAGACAATGGTTACTGCTGGGAAAAATGTTATCAACGGATTATCAGAAATTGTTCCAAGACTCTTGGAAACTTTGCCTGAGGTCAAGAATTTAATCCAGGAAAATCTTGCACAAGCCTTCTCTGGTGATACGGTACAGAGGATGGTAGAGTCTGGAAAGAACGTGGTAATGTCTTTGCTTACTGGAATGCTTAATTCAGTTTCAAACATTTTACCAGTAGCTTTAAGTTTAATTCAATACATAGCGGAAGCTATTACCACTAATGTTCCAATTCTGCTCCAAAAAGGGTATGAAATCCTGCAAAATCTAATAAATGGATTTGTAGAAGCAATTCCAGAAGCATTGCCGAAGATTTTGGATTTTATACAGGGTATTGGAGATAAGCTTGCGGAAGCAGCTCCTGTGATGATTCAAAAAGGGTTTGAACTGTTACAAAAACTGGTTGAAGGTATCGTAACTGCAATTCCTATTTTAGTATCGCGTGTTCCGGAAATTATCTCTACTTTTGCAAATGTTATCAATGATAATTTCCCTACGATTTTAGCTAAAGGTGTGCAATTGATCGGCCAGCTTGTTATGGGAATTATACAGGCGATTCCTACAATTATTGCAAATATTCCTAAAATTATATCGGCTATTGTTGATACAATAATGGCATTTCAGTGGCTGTCATTAGGGAAAAATATTATTACATTCTTTAAAGATGGAATTATGAGCATGGTGGGTGCTGTGAAAAGTGCAGGGACCAATGTTTTTAATGCGATTAAGAATGCAATAGTGAATTTGCCATCTACGCTGGGAAATTTAGGGAGATCTGCTATACATAATTTGTCGTCAACTATAAGAGGGTTGGCATCAAGCGCAAAGACGGCAGCTTTAAAAGTGGCAAGCGCTGTTGAGTTGGCTATTTTAAAACTGCCGCAGAAAATGCTTTCTATTGGAAAAAACATAGTAAAAGGCTTATGGAATGGCATTTCAAACATGACGGGGTGGATTGCTGACAAAGTGATGGGATTTGCTAATTCTGTGCTTGGAGGTATCAAAAAAGCACTTGGTATCCATTCGCCATCACGTGTGATGCGTGACGAAGTAGGTAAGATGATGGCTCTTGGTATGGGAATTGGATTTGAGAAGAATATACCTGTAGATGATATGCAAAAAAGTCTAAATGACCCATTAAAAAAGATAAAAAGAACAGCTCTTGACGTTACAATGAGACCAGCAAAAAGTATTGAACAAGTAACGTATGAAGATAAAATTAATACAGCACATTTAACAAACAGCGAGCAGAAGGATTTTGACTATGAAAGAATAGGAAATGAAATCAAAAGAGGAACGAAAGAAGGCATGGAGGGTATGGGAATCTACCTGAACGAAGAAAAAGTAGGGGAAGTCATTACCCCGTCTGTCAACAATAACATGGGTATCATAGAGAGGAGGCGGCGTTAATGGGGCAAAGATAAACGGAAAGCATATTGAAAAAGACTATGGATGCAGGCTGTTTGAAATTGAAATTGGAATCCCCGAAACTATCTCGAAAAGAGAACAGCTTCCTGGCAGCAACCAATACATAAATACAGGAAATCAAGGTATTTATGAGCAGCGCCCTATCCGTCTGGCCGGAGATTGTACCGGTGATTATGAGCAGTGGCTCAAACAGATTTCGGAGATTGCAGATGATATCAACGGAAAAGAAGTAACCCTGGAGCTGGATGCAGAACCAGGGTTTTATTATTACGGGATTGCTTCGGTATCTACAAAGAAGGAAAACGGCGTGATATCCACCTTTGAAATGAACATCCAGGCCGACCCATTTAAATATCAAAATTACCAGGCAGTCACGATTAGCCAGGCGACTAGTACAAAGATGGTTGTTCAGGGGGATTTTGAAACACCCTGTATCATAGAACTCACCCCCATAAACGATACCATATCCTTCACTATCAAGGGAGCAGCAAGAAATCCTGTTACCGGACAACCGGAGGATATTACCATTAAGAATCTAAAGCAAGGGAAAAAGGTCATCATAGACGGGGAAGCCTGCACCGTGCTGCAGGGCGTAACGAATAAGTTTGCAGATGCAGACATGTGGGAATTTCCTTCCCTGTTGCCAGGGAATAACACCATTACCTTTTCCAGTGCTTTATGCGAAGTAACCATGAAATATAAACCAAGATATTTTTAATTTAAGGAGGAAAATACTATGGCATTAAAAGGAAGTAAAAGCGTATCTTTAAGTTTTCAGAGCATGATTGAGGATAAGGTAGCCATCTACATGAGTGCCCAGATTCCTGAGAATGGAAAAAGCAATTCAAACATGACCATTCAGGACCTGGAACTTTATGAGGCAAACAAGACGGAGTGCAGAAAAGACATGAATGAATTTAACACCATGCTCTGGGAACTGGAAGATCAGAACACAAAACCAGAGGAAGGACAGGGAACAGATGGAGAACCAGGAACGGAGGAAATGGTATGAAGGTAAGCAATTTACAGATTTTGACCTTATCCAAAGCCATCCCGGACATCCGAAAGAAGATGCTGCCGATTAAGCTTGGCTTTGCGATTAACAAAAATATCCAGGCAGTGAAAGGGATTTCGGAAGCCTACAACGAGGAGCAGGAAAAAATCCTGGATAAATACTGTAACAAGGATGAACAGGGGAATTACCTTGCGAAAGAGGACCGGTACGATATTACAGACTGGAAAGGCTACAACAGGGAAATGGAAGAACTTTTAAAAATCGAGAATGAGGTAGCTGTCCACACCGTCTCCTTGGAGGAAGTGGAAAAGTGCGGTACCGGGAAATTTGACACCTTGACCCCGGAGGAACTGGAACTTCTGGATTTTATGATTGAGCAATAACGGAAGGAGGGGCTTAGATGCTTCGTATCCTGGACAAAAACAAAGCCCCTGTGAAAGGCTTACGGGTATATAAAGATTTGTGCATTGAGAGGGTCTTGGAGTTAGATGATAAGACGCTCTCTTTTTCTGCCCCGTACCGCAACATCCGGGACAGCCTGGAGCTGGAGGGCTACATAGAGACCAAAACAGACCGCTTTGTAGTGAAGGAAATGAAGAAGTCCACAGACGGTTATGCAAACGTGGTGGCACAACTGGACATGGAGGGACTGGAAGGGAAAGCCTTCCGGGTCTTTAAATCCACAGAGCAGACTATCCAGGCAGCCTTGCAGCTTGCCTTTGCCGGAACGGGATGGACGATTAAAGAAAGCCACATCACGAAAAAACGAACCCTGTCCATGTCCAACGTGTCTGCCATGGAGATTCTAAAGCAGGCATTAAAGACCTACCGGGCAGAGATTACCGTAGATTCCAAAGCACGCACCATCTCCATTTTTGAGGCGGTTGGACAGGACAAAGGCGCTTATTTTGCCAGCCAGCTAAACCTAAAGAAACTGACAGTACAAAGCACCAGTTACGATTTTTATACAGAAATTGAGCCATACGGAAAAGACGGACTTACGATAGAGAGCGTAAACGGTGGAAAGAACTATGTGAGCAATTACCAGTACAGCAGCAAAAGCAAGCGCCTGATCTGGAAGGATGAGCGTTACACCGTCCCGGAATCCTTAAAGGCAGATGCACAGGCGAAACTGGCAGACATGAGCAGACCTTACAGCTCTTACAGCGCGGATGTGGCAGACCTGGCGAAGCAGTCCGAGAAATACTCCATTTTGGAATATGGAATCGGGGACACTGTAACCATCCTGGACGGCATTACAGAAACCAGGGAAAAACAGCGGATTGTAGGCATGAAGGAATACCCGGAGGAGCCAGGCCGGAACACCTGCACCCTGGCAAATAAAGTCCTGACCTTTGATGAGCTGGCACAGAAGTATGAGGATGCGGCCAATACCGTAGATAACATTACCAACGATAACGGGCAGATAGACGGGGACACCATAGATGGTATCCACAGCCAGCAGATTGTAGACCTGGAAAACGCCATTGTCCAGTCTGCGACGATTATAGACCTGACAACAAAATATCTGACCGTAACCGGCAAGTTGACCGCAGTAGAAGGGGAGTTTGGAAAGCTGACTGCCAATGTAGCGGAATTTGAGCAGGCTACGGTTCAGAAGCTGGATGCCTTTGAAGCCACCATCCAGGATTTGAAGGTAACGGATTTAAGCGCCATGAATGCTAAAATCCAGGTGCTGGAAGCTACCAGTGCAAACATTAAGTCCCTGTTATCCGGAAATGCAGGAATCGGGGATTTGCAGAACATCCACCTGACCTCTGCCAATGCGGTGATTGACAGCGCATTGATAAGAAATGCAGTCATGCAGACCGTAACCATTGGGGATTTGCTTGCCGGAACCATAAGCACAAACAAGTTCCGCATCCAGTCAGATGATGGGGGCATTTCCATCTCCGGAGCAACCCAGCAGTGGAGGGATGCCAAAGGCACAGTGCGGATGCAGGCAGGGAAAGATGCCAAAGGTGATTTTACTTTTTCCCTCTTTGATGCAACCGGCAAAGGCGTTCTGATAGATGCCGCCGGCATCAAACCCGGAGCAATCGCAGACGGTTTAATTGTCAATGACATGGTGTCTGACAACGCTGCCATCTCCGGGAACAAGCTGGACATTACCAGTGTAATCCAGAACATTAACGGAAGTAAGGAAACCATCAACAGCAGCCGCATCTGGTTTGATTCTAAAAGCCAGAATTTAAACCAGATTTACAGCCAGATGTCCAATGACATTATCGTGGCCGGAAACGCTGCTGATGCCGCCCAGGATGCCGCGAAAAAGGCTCTGGATGCCATAGATGGGATAGATACCTTAGACGCTATCAGTGCAGTCCTAGACAACGATGCACATGTGGTGCATACCAATACGGACGGCTCCGGTGGGGATTATTCTGGTGCTATGACAAAAATAACCGTATACTCAGGGGATACAGACGTTTCCGGCCAGGCCACTTATGAGGTTTCCAAATCCACAGGCATAACCGGAACCTGGGATGTAAAAACACGTACCTACAGAGTAACCGGCATGACTACAGACAACGGATATGTGGACTTAGACGCCCTGTATGGCACAGGCGGAAAATATGTAACTACCAGGAAAGGCGCAAAACTAAAAACCAGGACGGGGAAGTACCTGGTGGTCCGTACCGGCGGTTCCCATATCCGAAAGAGGTTTTCCGTAAGCAAAGCCAAGGATGGAAAGATCGGGGTATCTTACACCATGCAGTGCAGTACCTTAGTCCTTCGGAAACAGCAGAATGGAACCTTGCAGCCCCAAACGGTAACTTTTTTTGCAAAGTACAATGACGGAACCTTCCTGACTGCCTACTCCGGCAGATACAAAATCGAGGAGAGTGCAGACGGGACCACCTATACACAGAAGTACCTTTCCCCAACGGATGAGGCACAGAAAACCTATACCCCTTCCGGCTCTGGGATAAAATCCATCCGTTGTACCCTCTACGCATCCGGCGGAGGCGGGGAACTGGACAGCCAGTCGGTTATCATCCTGACAGATGCAGAAGGATTAGCTGAGGATATCCAGGAAGTAAAAGAAGGGATGCAGGTAATAAAAACGGATGTGACAAACATCCAGACCGGCATGGAGGGTATCCGGGCAAATATTTCCAGCATGAGCAGTGAGCTGACCGGACTTACGGACAACACCTTGCTGTACAATATCCAGTACAATGATAATGAAAACAATACCGTAACCCTGACCGCAAAGGTCTATAAAGACGGAAAAGACGTAACAAAGACTTTTAACAGCCGGTGGTTTACCTGGTATGCAAAGAGCGAATCAGGGAACAAATATATCGGCTATGGGTACGGAATAACCGTAAACAAGAACAGCGTAGGCTTTGGAAGCACCTATATAGGACGCTTTACCACCTACGAAACACGCCGCCTGACCACCAGGAAAGGGGCATATTTAACCACCAGGACAAAGAAATATCTCACAACCTGGGTGGAAAACTGAAAGGAGAAACGATATGGCAGACCAGATGATTAACGGATTACCAGTGAAAACAACTACACAGGCAGGAGATAAAGCATTAATATCGGGTGTGACAGAGGAATATCTCATAGATATTGACAAGCTGGCAGATATTGTTTTGAGTAAACTGACAAACAAGAATTTTGCTTTAGATCAGGGAACTATGACATTACTTGCGGCGCTGAATGCGCTAAATAGTAAGTTTGCCAAAATGATTACACCGGGTTATAAATCTGAATTTTGGCAGTACAGTGAAGGGTGTAAAGATAGAGCAACCAGCATACCTCCAGTAGTGGTGTGCATTGGAGACATTGTGTTTCTGTATTTATATTTCAAAGTTGAAAGCGAAGATGGCATAAAAATAATTGGAACCTTAGATAAAAGTATTGCACCGAAGAACTTTACCACAGTTGTGGCAGTTAGCTTTAAAGGGCAAGGGTATCCGTTATTAATACATCCGAGAACATACAATCTATATTCAGATGTATTGCTTCCAGCTGATTCCTATTGCATGCAAGCAGTATGGGTAAAAGGCCAGTGATTCAACTTGTTTTTGAGTTAAAAAATGAAGGAAAGGAAACCTATAAGATTAAAGTGGAGATATCTTTACCCATTCAGACCACCCACTCTCTACACTAAATCTGTCATACACTGCAGAAGACTCATGTGGATATAGACGTTGCCTCTTATAATCTGCATCTTTGTGATTAGCACCTATAGTATCGCTCACAACAAGCTTAAATTTTCTGGTTACTCCATTAGGCTTTCCAATAATACTTCCTGCTATTGAATCGTTTGCTGCTACATATGTACCGCTTATATACAATGCATCTATATTTGCTTTGGATTCCAGTCTTGTGTATTCCACCCCATTAATTAATTCGGCGTTGGATGCAAACTTACTATTTGCGAACAAAGGGAGTTTCACTCTGGTATTATAAAGGCATCAAAAAAATAGGAGGTGCCTTATGAAAACAGAGGTAATAACGGCTATCTTGCAGCAGATGGCTCCGCACCTGGAAGAAAGACAGATGGCAGAGCTAAAAGGGACGTTGTATATTTGCTTACAGGATTATGAAATACAAAGGAAGCAGACAGAAATAACGGTGTATGAGGACAATGCAAGTGCTTACTTAAGAAGATTCTTACTGGAAAGAGGGGCGGCTGGGCTGTCCCAGGAAACTTTGGACAATTACAAGCTAACTTTGGATATGTTTCTCCAGGCTACGAATAAGCCAGTGACACAATACACAGATGAGGATATTATCTGTTATCTGGAAGTGTACAGGCGTGTGCGGAAAGTATCTTTTGCACGCATTAAAAACATGCAGAGCGCCATGAGCAGCTTCTTCGGCTGGCTTTGCCGGAGAAAGTATATTCCAGCTAACCCAGTAGCGCAGATGGACAGTATCAAAGTACCGAAGAAAATCAAGCATCCATTTACCGCAGAGGATATGGAAATCTTGCGTATAAACTGCAAGCAGCTAAGAGATATGGCTGTTTTAGAGACTTTGTACAGCACAGCAGTAAGAGTTTCCGAACTGGCAGCCATGGACAGGACAGACATATCCTTTGTGAACAGGGATGTAACGGTAACAGGAAAAGGAAACAAGCAAAGAGAAACCTATATAAACGCCTCTATGGGGGTATATTTAAAAATGTATCTGGAAAGCAGGACAGACAACAATCCGGCTTTATTTGTAAGTTTAAAAGCACCGCACAAAAGACTGAGCAAGAGGGGGATAGAAGCTCTAATAAAAAGAATTGGCATAGCAGCAGGGGTGGAAAATGTGCATCCGCACCGGTTCCGACGGACAGCGGCAACAGATTTATTAAGAAGGGGAATGCCGATAGAGCAGGTTAGTAAGTTATTAGGACATGTAAAACTGGACACTACACAGATTTATTGTACGGTAGACCAGGAATCAGTAAGAATGTCACATAGAAGGTATTGTGCATAAATATAAGGAGACAAAAAAGGATATAATAAAGTCCGGCCAGAGGTGGGGCTTTTTTGTTATGCGTAAAAGAAAAAGAGGAGATGGGAAAAGGGAAATACGCTAAATAGTAAAACATCCGGTATGTACTGCAAATATATTAGCCTGGGAAATGAAGGCAAAGGTATCTCTTTAAAGTTGCAAAAAACCTCTTGGAATAAACGTGTTGCACTTGTTATTGGATGTGATAATACAACAGGAGTAATTCACGAGGTAGTAGCAGCGCATTATGATAGTAGCAGAGAGCAGTTTATTGCCAGAACATCTGGTACAAAGGAATGGAAAGTAAATCAGGAAGACGGAACAATTAGTGCAAATTTTATTGTTAACTCCGTTATGCTTATAATCCATACAGGCTTTGCAGAAATTAAAGCAATCAGCTAATGGTGCTTAATGTTATTTTTCTCCAGTTGTCTGTTTTTACATCTTCTTTATTCCACCATTGCGTGAGGACAAAGAACTGCTTCTTATTTGTGAAGAGTAAATAAACACGATAGCCTTGCATGGTGGATGGATTATTCAAGTTTCCAATGACCAGTAATGTTGCAGTAATCGTTTTAGTATCACTTATTGGCCAGCCTTTTTCCTTACTTAACCCATCTGCAATAACATAGTGCCCTGGTTTTACATCTGCAGCAAAAGTTTCAAGCCCCTTTAACTCGTCTGGTTTTTTACTATACATATTACTATTTAGTTCACAAAAGAAGAGTTTATACCAAAGGACATCTGTAAAGATGCCTTTTGTTATAGATTTTTCAGGAAGGAGGAAAGAGAAGTGCGGTTTGAAAAAGATGTAAACATATACGGAGATGAAGTTGTGTTAAAACGCTTTAAGGCAGCAGAAACCAGCATAGCAGTGGTGCAAGGGAATATATCTGCAATCATCTCCGAATCAGAATTGGTGGAATTAGTAAACAGCAAGGCAACCATGTACAGCAAACTGGCATCCGCAGTCATGGATATTAAAAGCCTTACCATAAATTTTTCCGATTTGACCACGAAATACAATACTGTTTCCGGCCAGTATACTGCCCTGGACAGCAAGGTGGCACAGTATAAGCTAAGTGTAGACGGTTTGTCAGCGGATATTGCAGCAGTACAAAAGGACTTAAACAAAAATTACAGCACTACCACTGAAATGAACGCTGCTATTAAAGCGAATGTATCTGAGATATCGGCAGAACTGTACGCTGTTAAAACAAACCTGAGTAACAACTATTCCACCACCAGCGCCATGAATGCAGCTATTAAGGCAAAAGTAGACGCCCTGTCCCTGACAGTGTCCTCTACCTACTCTAAAAAATCCGACCTGGCAGCGGCTACAAGCAGAATAAGTACCTTAGAAACCTGGAGGAAGGAAGCAAGCTTACAGATAACAGACAGTGCGATTGTGAGTACGGTAATATCTTCGACATCTTACCAAAACAGCGTAAAGTCCATGATTACTCAAAAAGCGGATGAAATCCGTATGAAGGCAGCAAAGATTTCCTGGAGCAGCACCTACTCCAGCATGACCTCAGACGGAAAGCTGACCTGCACCAGCGGGAAAATCGGAGGATGGACCATAGCAAGCAACGCCCTGTACAGCGGTATGACCTCTTATGGAGATACTTCGCACAACGGGGTATGGCTGGGAACCAACGGTATAGCTTGTGGAAAAGGCAGATTTAAAGTAAATACAAGCGGAGATGTCTATTGTAACGATATCAATGCCGATAGAATAAACTGCACCGGATTCTATGCAGATGGAAGCGTTACTTTTTATGTCCAGGATGTCTGGAACCAGGGGCTTTATACAAACGGAAAACTGACCTGTCAGACAGGCTTTTACTGTGGCCACGACATCTATGCAGAGGGAAGGATTGCAACACCCAACTGGGCTTCCCCCTCTGACGCAAGGCTGAAAGCGAATGTAGAGGATGTGCCGGAAGCAATGGCAAGGGCATTACTCCGGGATATGAAACCAAAAACATATTATCTGAGAAAAGAATACGGGACAAGGCGTATTGGATTTATTGCCCAGGATGTCCAGGCGGTATTGCAGAGAAATGGCCTGGATAACACACTTTTCGTAAAAAACATCACGAATCCTGAAACAGGAGAGCAGTTTTTGGGATTAGATTATATCGACATGATAGCAGTATTGTGGAAAGGCATACAGATGCTGGACCAGGAAATACAGAAACTAAAGGCAAACATGTAAAGGAGGCATATATGGAAATCAGAGCAGGACCTTAACGGGTCTTATTTTATTGCAGAAAAAACAGAAGGAGACAGCGTATGGACACACCTATTACCAGGGCGGAGCATGAGGAGTTCCGCCGGAGAATGGAAGATGAACACAAGCGAATGAACCACAGGCTGGGTGATTTAGAGGAAACCGTCCGGCAGATAGGGGAACTAACTGCCAGCGTGCAGAGCCTTGCTCAGTCTGTGGAGCAGATGGCACAGAGCCAGTCCAGGCAGGAAACCAGGCTGGAAGAGTTGGAAGGCAGAGACGGGGACACCTGGAGAAAAGTTAAGTGGTACTTATTAACCTTGGCAATCGGAGCAATCTTTGGACTTCTGGTTGCACAGATTGGATTGTAGAAAGGAAGAGGCATATGTTTAAAAATTGTGTATTAAAAGTATCTGTAGATACTAAGAAATGGTTAAAAGCGGCAGGCATCCGGGCAGTAAAAACAATGGCACAGACAGCAGTAGCGGTCATTGGAACTGGTGCGGTTATTTCCGCAGTAGACTGGAAAATGGTAGTATCCAGTGCAGTAGTGGCAGGTGTGGTAAGTGTGCTTACCAGTGTAGCAGGTATTCCAGAGGTTACGGAGGGCAAATAAAGCCCTCTATTTTGTTGCGCCGGCGCAACCGGCAGAAAGGAAGAAAATATGAGTATGAACGGAATTGATATTAGTAGCTGGCAGACAGGGATTAACTTAAATGCAGTCCCCTGTGATTTTGTAATTGTAAAAGCCACCGGAGGAACTGGATATGTGAATCCAGATTATAACAGAGCCATGAACCAGGCTATTAGTGCTGGAAAGAAAGTAGGAGTATACCACTATGCAAGAGAGAAAGGGTGTAAAGGAAGTGCTGTAGCAGAAGCAGACTTTTTCGTGAAGACGGTACAAAACTATATCGGCAAGGCAATCCTGGTCCTGGACTGGGAAGAGGAACTTTCCCTTGGCGTTGCCTGGGCAAAAGAATTTTTAGACAGGGTATATCAGAAAACAGGTGTTAGAGCATTTCTGTATACAAGTGCATCCGTTACAAGGCAATACAATTGGACATCGGTAGCACAGGCAGGCTATCCATTATGGATGGCTCAGTACCCGAATATGAACCAACAGAATGGATACAGGGACAAACCTTGGACGGACGGAAAAGGCTATGGGGCTTTTAAAACATTGGCTATCCACCAGTACAGCGGAACTGGAAGGCTCCCTGGCTATAATGGTAACCTGGACATGAATAAGGCTTACATGGATGCAGCAGCCTGGGACAAATATGCAGGAGCAGCAGGAGAACAGAAGCCAACTCCAGACCCCAAGCCAACCCCATCCGGCACAACCTTAGACCTGGCAGTGGCAGTCATGCAGGGCAAGTATGGAGTAGACCAGGCCAGAAAAGATGCTCTGGGAACCAGATACCAAGAAGTGCAGGACTTTATTAATCACATTGCAAGTGCATCTACAGACATCTTAGTAAAAGAAGTTATGCAGGGCAAATATGGCAATGGAAAGACTAGGGAGATTGTTCTTGGAAGCAAGTACAAAGCGGTACAGGACAAGATTAACGGAAGTGGTACCGGTGCTGTATATTATACGGTGCGCTCTGGAGACACTCTTTCTGGTATTGCCTCTAAATACGGAACTACATATCAGAGGATTGCACAACTTAATGGCATTGCAAATCCAAACAAAATTTACGTTGGGCAGAAACTCAGGGTAAAATAAAAGAAAAATCCTCCCAGACTGGCAATCTGGGAGGAAAAAACAAGTTTTTTTCATCTTCGGAATCGCTGAACCCTGCATAAAATAAGGGGATTTCATGCATCTGTCTCTTATACACATCTGACGCT